GGTTTCGTAATTTCGCTGAAACTGCGCTACAGGGTCTACATCTGGTGTAGCCCAGATTTCATCAGGGGTTAATCGCTTTTTAATCATCGACTGAGCTTCACTGCCAGGAGCGGGTCCTGGAACTTGAACGCTCCGACGGTGGCGTTGGCCTGCCGTGTGTCAGCAGCGATCATGTTCAGGCGTGCTCTCTGTTCGTCCTGCGCGGTCCACTGTTCGATGTCCTGATCTCCGAGGGTCTGGACGAGGAACTTTCGGGCGGCCCGGATGATGGCATAGACACGGGCTTCAAGCGGCAGCTCGGTGAAGGGGAGCTGCATGGTGACATCTGCGGTGATAGGACCATCGAAGACGTAGGTGTGGTTGGTCTTGTCATAGAGTCGTTCGCCGCGCACGGCCAAATCACGATGGACGACAGCGCCGCCGGTCTTGGTGATGTACATCGGGTCAGCGTCGCTGGTGCAGTGGAGGACACGGGTGATGTTCGGGCCGAGGTTGATGTACCCGTTTTCATCAGGCTCGAAGACAAGCCCTTCTTCGGTGTTGAAGTAGAACTCTTCGGTCTGAATCTCGCGGGTAACTTCGGCAAGGATTTGTCGGGCAACGATCACGTCCTGTCCGACGTTGGAAAGTCGATTGACAGGCGGTGCGCCGATTGCACCGAGCATTGTGTTGATTGCATCAAGTTCAGTTGTAGGGGTGTTCATTGATCTCCTTTATCTGTCGTCAACATCAAGGTAATCTCTGTATAGATAGCTCGTAGGCAGGGAGGCCCCACCACCGGGCTGAGGCATAAAATCAATTCCTTTCGTATTTAAAGGAATACTCAAGGTTTCCATAGGCCGAATAGTTTTAAGCCAATCAGGATGTCTTGCTAAGAAACCCTGCATTCGTGCTAAAACTTCGCCTATCGTATTGTCATAAGCCGTTTCTCCATCATAGTAACCATTAGGAAAGGCAAAAGTCAGCGCATTGAGACGGTCCATAAAACGGTGCAACTGTGCGTCATCCCTTTTATCTAAATTAAGAGAACGGATAAGTTTATCTTTAGCGAAGAGTTTGTCTACTACTTTAAGGGGAGCATTGACAGCAGTTGCCTTCCCATCTTGAATTTCTCTGTCAAGTGTTGCTGCATCTTGTGCTAAATCACTAATCTTAATTATGTCCTGATCTGAGAGCTGTCTTGATTTAGCCCAATCAGCCAACTCAGTAAAAAAGGAATCAAATAAATCCGTTCGATGACGTTCCATCCATTTAGAATTTATGCCACGAGGCCAGAACTCTTTATCGGCTGTTTTATGGAATAGCTCGTGATACAACGTATCCCACAGTTCATTAGTTACAGCCGCATTTTTTAGTTCACCTGTTTTAGGGTCTAAAAAATAACGAGTGTTATATGCAGTCTTGTTAGTGCCGCCTTCTACCTGACCTAAGACAGTCCTACCGTTTTTGTTTTCGCCGCCTAAATCTTTAAATGTAACCATTTCATCAGCAAAGTCAGGATACGCTTTTTGTAATTCTTCATTTCGGAGAACATCATTAAGACGGAAAGAAAACTCTGTTGACAGTTTATTAGGTCTTTTAATAGCGTCGAAATACGGAATCGGGTCGGGTGTATATAAAAACGGTTTGCGGTCATTGATAAAATCAATACCGACACTTTTGAATATGTCTGAAAGTGCTTTTCCTTTTTTCAGAGCATCACGCCCATAATTAAATGCGTCGCTTCTTTTAGCTGTGTTATCAGCAACATCAGCTCTTAGTGCTCCGATTGGTCCCTCAGCAATACCTAATTTATTATTAACAGCATTTAGCGTATTGCGCATCTGTGCTTCTGACACAAGATTAGCCGCTGTTTTGATCAGATTTTTTCCAACACTGTTCTTAGCATACGTTGACTGAAAGTCTTTGTCTGCATATCTATTGAAATCTACTGCTCCTGTAACCATGGCAGGAATAGTTCGCATTGCCGCACGATTGAGCATATTACGAGCAAATGTCCCAGCAGCATTTGAAAGGGCTGAACCACCTTTTTGCAGGTATGCTTGCGGCAACAGAGACATTTGCCTTACAAGCGGTAGCGCTTTAGACGCAATTGAGAGTGGATTTCTGCCGCCTGCTGCAAGTTTGTCACCAAGCATTGCCGCTAGTGATAAAACAGCAGCTTCATACATCGCTGGCTGGCCGACATGCTCATTGAACAAATTAAAAACACCCCGAGCTGCGGGGTGTTCGTTACTGTCATGTTCAATATTGCTGAGATATTTTTCAGCTTTTTGTATATTTAGTTTTACAGGGTCTACATTCGACTCTGTATTGATTTCATTAGGAGAAAGTCTATTCTTTATGGAATAACTCATTGTCGGGAAAATGGAAGGTATCTGGCTCACTCCTTGCTTTTTTAAGTAATCCACGCAGTATATTATCGTAGATACGTTGTCTAAAAGAAGGTCCACGAATACCTTCTTCTGTATCAATACACGCAGGATATTCGATATTTTGTGGTGTTTCTTTTTCAATCATAAGAACATCTCCTTTTAAGAATTTGTTCTTAGTATATCACAAGAAAAAATACCCGTTCTGTAGGGACCACTACAGAACGGGTATATCTTAACGGTTTTAAAGGCTGTCTCGCTACCGGCAGCCTAAACTAACTAGCTAAGAGTTTTTCGATAGAAAGGACTTATATGACTTTTTGCTTAGTTGGTTACGTTCGTACCAGCCGTCACAACGGGCGTACCCGCAGGAGCTGTGTCGCCGCTGGTCGCGATCTCGATGGCACCACGGGGGTCGAGGATGCCGTGGCCCATGGCGTAGGACGCCGTGATGAGGGTACCCTCGTACACAATGTCAACGTCGTGGCCGCTGATCTTGACGCGCACGTCCTTGAGCTTGACGGTGCCGACGGCGTTGCGATTGGCAACGATGGCAACGCTGTTGGTGAAGTCGCCCGTGTAATCGTTGCGCTCGCCCTTGATAGTCTGGGTAATGTTCTTGCCGTTGGGGAGGTTCATGCTCTTCTTGATCGGCATGTTGGCAATGCTCTCAAGCTGCACGTTCTTGATGGAGCCGGAGCCGCCGTAATCCCTGTTGATGAGGTCCTTGACCTTGCAGAGCATGTAATACTGAGCAGGCTTTACGACAATAAAGCGGCCCGTCTCGGGGACATCCTTCTCATCAAGGGTCTGGGCGGCGGCGAAGATGCAGTCAGCCAGCTTCTCGCCATCGACGCCAGCGTTGGCAGCGGTGATGATAGAGCCGCCGGGATGGTCCATGTTACGGGGCGCAGAACGGGCGGCCAGATAGAACAGGCGAGCAAGGCGCTCGTCCATGGCGTTGGCAAGGGCCTCACCCTGCTGGTGGCTGAACTCGTTGCGGACATCGAGGTGGAGCATCGCTTCCTCAAGGTTGTCGATCATTAGGTCGGCAATGAGCAGGCCGTCCACGTTGATGACCGCCTTGGAGATGGGCGGGTTGTTGCTGCCGAGGATGGGAACGCCCTTGTTGTGGTAATGGGCGCAGGCAGTACCGGTGTAGTAGAACGTGCTGGAAATGCCCTGACGGATGGTGTGGACGCGATGAAGGTCTTTGAAAATACACTTTCTGTCAAAGGCTTTCATGATGTCCAGCTTATAGTTGGTGATAAAGAGGGCACGCGCTTCGGGGGTATCCCAATCGGTCGGGATGGTGCCGTTGTTGGCACCGAGCCAGGCCATGGAAGCGAGAGGTGCAGTGTTATTAACGATGTTGGGTATAAATATCTAGCTCCTTTTCAAATGGTTTAGTCTTTCAGAAATGCGGTCTTCATGAGCCGCTGCTGAAACAGCTGCTGGAAAGCAGGGTCGGTATACATGCGGGGATCATCCTGCATGGCGTAGGCTTCTTCCGGGGTGGCGAAGCCTTTGACGGGGGCGCTGGTTGAGTTTGTAGCTTTGCCTTCGTAGGTGTAACCGTCAGAGGGGTGGACCTGCTGGAACTGATACATGAGCGACTGAACGGCGTTCTTGGCGCGGGCCATGTCGCCTGAATTGACGGCGGCATCGTAGGCCTCTTTCTCACGGTCGGTCAGGTTCTGAGCTGCGTAGCGCATAAGTTCGCCATAGGCTTTCTCACCGCCAGCAATACCCTGAACGTGATTGACCCACAGCTCGTACAGGGCTTCCTGTCCGGCACAGTAGGAATCGATCATCGACCGGGGGATTCCGGCTTTCTGGAGCTTGTCATAGGACTCGTC